AAGTATGGTGGCGTTGACAACTCAATATAATTCATGTAAACTAACAATATGAAACTCAAAGTATCCGAAATTTTTTACAGCGCCCAGGGCGAAGGTCGCTATGTGGGTGTTCCCAGTGTGTTCTTGCGCACATTTGGTTGCAATTTTACCTGTGCAGGATTTGGTTGTGCTCCGGGCCAACGAAGTGCCGAAGCTGATCGTGTGGCAGACACTGTGCAACTGTATCGCACATTTGAAGAACTGCCCTTGGTAGACACCGGTTGCGACAGTTACGCATCGTGGCACCCAGCCTTCAAGCATCTCAGTCCCACCTACAGCACAGATCAACTTGTGGAACGAATCACTGCTCTGTTGCCGCACAGTCACTGGCTACAGCCCAATGGTAACCCGGTACATCTCGTGATCACAGGCGGTGAACCTCTGCTGGGATGGCAACGTGTGTTTCCCGAACTGTTGGATCGTTTGCATGAAGCCGGCCTCCGACACATCACTTTTGAAACCAATGGCACCCAAAAACTCTTGCCCGAGTTCCGCCAATATCTGGCCAGGTGGTTTGGTGAGATCACTTTCAGTGTGAGTCCCAAACTGTCAGTATCGGGTGAACCGCGCGAAGACGCCATCTGCCCCGCGGTAGTGAAAGACTATGAAAACTGGGGTGTGACCTATCTCAAGTTCGTGGTAGAACGAGCCGAGGATTTTGAGGAGCTAGATCTAGCAGTAGATGACTATCGCAACGCTGGTTTCGCTGGACCGGTGTTCGTGATGCCGGTGGGGGGTGTTGTGTCTGTATACGATGGTAACAGGATCAACGTGGCCGATGAGGCGCTCAAACGTGGATATTGGTACAGTCCTAGATTACATGTGGACATCTGGGGCAATGGATGGGGCAAATAACATGAAATGGCTGCAGAACCTCGGCAACAAAATTTTACAAAAGCCAGTAAAAAACGACAAAAGAACACACGCGGAAACAAAATCTGACAGGACCACCAGAAAAAAAACAGAAAAAGAGTTGGCCACCGAACGCGGCGAACCCTATGTGGCCATTGTCGGCATGGATATCAATCCTGACAATCTGCACGAAGGTGCATTTGAGTTGGACTGGAACGACAAGTTCATAGCCAATCTTGTGAGAGCTGGATATCAGATGCAGCCCAACGAAGCCGACGACATCATAGTGGATCGTTGGTTCCAGAATGTATGTCGTCATGTGGTGATGGAGACTTGGGAACAAGAGGAAGCCATCAAAAAATCCGGTATCTATGTGCAGACGCGAGATATCGGCGATGGCAGGTCTGAGGTAAGCTGATGTCCGAAATCTATGTAACCAAATCAACACTGTACGAGATGCCAACGGGTCGTCGGGATGTAGATTGGCGCAAGTTATGAATCTGTTCTTGAACGGAGACAGCAACATGTCCGGTGCCGAAGTACCCAGGGAACAAAGTATAGCCTGGACACTGGCTGACTTGCTGGGCGCATCAGTGTGTACAAACTGGTCACTAACCGGATGCAGCAACGATAGGATCTATGACAGCACGATCAAGTATCTCGAAACCAACACCCCCGACATGATTGTGATTGGGTGGACGGAGTCAAATAGGATACAATGGTTTGACAATGACATAGGGCAATTGCTAGAAATCAATGCCCGTGAAATCTCCAGTCAACCTTACACTGTACAGCAGACTACCAGGGCCGCTGCTGTGCGTGATCTAATGACATTGAATTCTCCCTACGGCCGCTATCAATCCATATATTGGCACAACAAGATTTTTAATCTTCATCGCATGTTGAAATATCGCCAGATCCCACATTTGTTTTTCAGTGCCATCGACCTTTTCCAGTCATTGGAAGAAAAATATCATTTTGACTGGGGACCTGACTATTATCATGCATATCAAACATCATATCGCACTTGGGGTATCCAAAATCACAAGCAGGAGGTAACACCAGGACGCTTTCATTTCGTAGGGTCAGCTCAAATTGAATGGGCTCATATGCTTTTCAATCATATACGAAGGACCCATATAATATGATACTCTATGTAAATGGTGATAGTCATACCGCAGCCGCCGAAGCTGTAAACCCACATGTGTTTGCCTGCGATGACGGTGATGCAGAACATTGGCGCCTTGGTCGCCGTCCCCACCCCGACAACGATCGGGCAAGTTGGGGATTTGGGCTGGCCAATTTGCTCGGCTCCACCTACATCAACGATTCAGAATCAGCCAGCAGTAACCATCGCATCATGCGCACCGCACGTGCCTGGATCGAATCCAATCATGATCTTTGGAGCGATCTTTTGGTAATCATACAGTGGAGCACCTGGGAACGCGAAGAGTGGTTTATAGACGGTGAATATTATCAGATCAACGCGTCTGGTATAGATCAGGTACCCGACGGGTATCAGGATCAATATCGACAGTACATCGTGTCGGTGGACTGGGCTCGATGCACACAACACTGGCACAACGAGATCTGGCTGTTTCATCGACAGCTCAAACGCTGGGGAGTACGGCATATGTTTTTCAACGGCAACAGTCACTTTGACCAGCCTGGCATCAGTCAACATGATTGGCACCGTAGCTACCTCCAACCATATAGTAAATCTGGCACCTATGACCAGATCCTGCGAACCCATAGTTATCAAACGGTAAATCCCCAAAGCTGGCATTTTGGCGCGGATGCTCATTGCTTTTGGGCTCATTATATGTTACAATACTGTGTTGACAACAACCTGGTAGAACACCATGCGATATGTACTGATTGACACTGCCAACATGTTTTTCCGTGCCCGTCACGGCGCTCATCGAGCTGCAGATTCTTGGACTCGCCTGGGTTTTGCACTGCATATCACCTTGGCTGCTGTGAACAAGATGGTTCGTAAGTTCGAAGCCGATCATGTGGTATTTGCTCTAGAAGGACGGTCATGGCGCAAGGATTTCTATCCTCCCTACAAGCGCAATCGTACCGAAGCTCGACAGGCCTTGACTGAAACCGAAGCCGAAGAAGATCGGCTGTTCTGGGAAACCTACGATCAGCTAACAGAGTATCTGCGCGAACGCACCAATTGTTCGGTGATACGCCACCCCGAGGCCGAAGCCGATGATGTCATAGCCAGGTTCATTGCGTTACATCCTGCGGATCATCACACCATCGTGAGTTCTGATACAGACTTTGTGCAACTCTTGGCCCAAAACGTGGATCAGTACAATGGCATCACAGACGAACTCTTGACTATCACTGGCATTTGGGATTCCAAAGGCAAACTAGTGATTGATAAAAAGACCAAGGAGCCAAAAACCGTGCCGGACCCTGAATGGTTATTGTTTGAAAAATGCATGCGTGGAGATGCATCAGACAATGTGTTCTCGGCCTATCCCGGTGTACGCACTCGGGGCACCAAAAACAAAATAGGGTTGCAGGAAGCCTATGCCGATCGTGGTGATCGAGGATTCACATGGAACAATCTCATGCTGCAACGTTGGACTGACCATGATGGTATCGAGCATCGCGTGTTAGATGATTACAATCGGAATCGTGCCTTGATCGACCTTAAGGCCCAGCCTGAAGAGATCAAACTCAAAGTGGACACAGCTATACGCGAACAAGTCAGCCACAAAGATGTAGGACAAGTTGGCACACATTTTATAAGATTCTGTGGCAAGTACGAACTCACTCGCATGTCGGAATCTGCCGAACAATACGGTCGTTGGCTCAATGAAACTTATCAAGGAGTGTTAAATGATAACTGCTAAACCAGTGGTTGACAACAACTACTGGATACTCACCCAAGGCGATGCCAAGATTGGCGCTATCACTGCCGACGCTGCAGGCTATACTGTTACCATACGTGGACGTAGACAGCGATTTGCCGACATGCGGAGGCTCCGAACCGGACTCAAGATCGATCTGCCTACTGTGCCGCGCACCACAAGGTCCGATCATGCCCTGGTGCATGGTCACGATGCAGGCTGTCGGGCTCACAACAGCATGTGGCATGTGCAACTTGGTATCCC